TAAATGGAACTAGATATAAAACTACTTCCTTGGCAAGAGAAAGTATATGAGAGCAAAGCTAGGTTTAAGGTAGTAGCTGCTGGTAGACGAACTGGTAAGAGTAGGTTAGCTGCTTGGTTACTAATAGTAAACGCACTTTCTGAAAAGGATGGTAAGGTTTTTTACGTTGCTCCTACACAGGGTCAGGCCAGAGACATTATGTGGCAGACTTTGTTAGAGTTAGGTAACCCTGTTATTAAATCTGCGCATATAAACAACTTACAGATAACTTTAGTTAACGGTGCTGTTATATCGTTAAAAGGTGCAGACAGACCTGAGACAATGAGGGGTGTTAGCCTAAAATTTTTAGTACTTGATGAATATGCTGACATGAAACCTACTGTATTTGAACAGATTTTACGTCCAGCTTTAGCAGATAACAAGGGTGAGACACTGTTCATTGGTACTCCAATGGGAAGAAACCATTTCTATGAGTTATATAAGTACGCAGAGTTAGGGGATGATGAAACATATGAGGGTTGGCACTTTACAAGCTACGATAACCCTCTATTAGATCCAGAAGAAATAGAAATTGCAAAAAAATCTATGTCTACTTATTCGTTTCGTCAAGAATTTATGGCTTCTTTTGAAGCTATGGGTAGCGAAATTTTTAAGGAAGAGTGGGTTAAGTTTGCAGATGAACCACCAGCTATAGGTGAGTACTATATCGCCATAGATTTAGCAGGTTTTGCAGATGTTGCCAAGGCATCAACGTCTAAATCTAAGAAATTAGATCAGACTGCTATTAGTGTAGTAAAAGTTAATGAAGATGGGTGGTTCGTAGAGGATATTGTCTACGGTAGGTGGGATATAAAGAAAACTGCACAGAAGATTTTTAATGTGGTGGCTAAGTATGAGCCTATTGCAGTGGGTATAGAAAAGGGCGCGTTGAAAAACGCGGTGCTACCGTACCTGATGGACTTACAAAAAGCAAGACAGAAGTTTTTTCGTTTAGAAGAACTAACTCACGGAAACAAGCGTAAGATAGACAGGGTGATCTGGGGACTACAGGGCAGATTCGAGCAGGGTGTGATAACACTAGGAGTAGGAGATTGGAATGCAGAGTTCTTAGATGAATTGTTCCAGTTCCCTAACCCTTTAGTACATGATGACTTAATTGATTCGTTAGCATACATAGATCAACTAGCTATAGTAGCTTATAGTTTTGATTTTGAAGATGATAACGAGTTTACATTTATTGATCCAATAGCAGGTTACTAATAATGGAAAATGAAACAAAGAATAACAACTACGATGGTCAAAAACTAGAGCAATGGGTTATAGATAAATGTGATAATTGGAGAGATAATTATAATAACAATTATCGAGAAAGTCACGATGAATACTATAGACTTTGGCGTGGTATCTGGGCTAAAGAAGATAGTATGCGCGAGACTGAACGTAGCCGTATCATTACTCCAGCATTACAACAAGCAGTAGAGTCTAGTGTAGCAGAAATAGAAGAAGCTACTTTTGGTAGAGGACGTTGGTTTGATATTAGGGACGATGTTCAAGATCAAACTGGTAGTGCTGATATAGAATTTACAAGAAAACAACTAGATGAAGATATGCAGTTTGGTAAAGCACGTTCTTCTATCTCAGAGTGTCTACTTAACGCTGCTGTATTTGGTACAGGTATTGGTGAAGTATATTTAGAAAGTGCAAAAGAACATATACCACATAGTCAACCAACTGCTGATGGACAGATGCAAGCGCATGGTGTAATAGAAAGAGAAAGGTTCTTAGTTAAGTTACGTCCTGTTATGCCACAGAACTTTCTTATTGATCCTCTAGCAACTAGCATAGAAGAAGCTCTAGGTTGTGCAGTAGATATGTACGTACCGTTACACCAAGTAGAAATGGATATTGAGAAAGGTATCTATCGTGATGTTGAAGTTGGTACAGTAGAGTCAGATTCAGAACTAGAACCTGATCAAGAAATGACACACAATACAGATGATAGAGTTCGTCTAACTAAATACTACGGTCTTGTACCTAGAGATTTATTTGAAGATGCAGAAGACGAAGATATGGAGGAAGATGAAATTGCTGTTGCTCTTAATCCATACGGTAGTAAAGAAGATAAAGATAGTTCTTACGTAGAAGCTATAGTTATAATTGCTAATGAAACAACTCTACTAAAAGTTGTAGCAAATCCGTACATGATGGAAGATAGACCTATTGTAGCGTTTAAATGGGATAACGTCCCTAGTCGCTTCTGGGGTCGTGGAATATGTGAGAAGGGGTATAACAGTCAGAAAGCATTAGACACGGAGCTACGTGCACGTATAGATGCTCTAGCACTAACAGTACACCCTATGATGGCAGTAGATGCTTCTCGTATGCCTCGCGGTTCACAGTTTACAATCGCCCCAGGAAAAACTCTACTAACTAATGGTAACCCTGCTGAGATCTTACAACCATTTAAGTTTGGCGCTGTAGATAATATTACATTCTCTCAAGGCCAACAACTACAAACAATGGTACAGCAAGCAACTGGTGCTGTAGATAACACAAGTCCTATGAGTCCTGATGGTACGGCTGCTGGTATGTCTATGTCTCTTGGTGCTATTATCAAACGTCATAAGCGTACACTGTTAAACTTCCAAGATACTTTCTTAATTCCTTTTGTTGAGAAAGCAATGCACAGGTATATGCAGTTTGATCCTGAACTATACAAAGCACAAGACCACAAGTTTGTTGCTTCTAGTTCTTTAGGTATCATTGCGCGTGAGTACGAAGTAACACAGTTAGTACAACTTCTACAAACAATGCCAGCAGAAAGCCCTATGTACAGTATACTTGTTGAGTCTATTGTAGATTCTATGAACTTATCTCGCAGAGAAGAGATCATAACTACTATTAAACAAGCTAACCAACCACCTAGTCCAGAGCAACAACAAGCTGCAATGCAAGAAGAACAACTTCGTAAACAGTTTGAGCTAGAGATGGCTAAAGTAACCTTAGAGAAAATGAAACTAGAAGCTGCTGAAATACAAAGTCGTGTGATGCAGAACCAAGTTGAAACTGAATTACTTCCTGTTGCTGAAGAGACAGATCGCATAGCTGCTATTGCTAAGACTTTACCCGCTGATGAATTTCAACAAGCTCTATCTATGGCGGAGCTAAGTCTAAAACAACAAGAGCTAGACACTAAAGAAAATATAGTAAAACTACAAATGGGAAATAATAATGATAAGTAAACAAGAACTTGATAGTGTCTTAATTGAGATAAACACTATCTTATCAGGAATAGAAAAGAGAATTGTTGAGCTAGAAGAAAGACCAAGCTGCAAGTGTACACCACCAGCTAAAAAGATAAATAAAAAATAGCTTGACAAATGTATAATAGTATGATATACTCGCGGGGTATTTTGTAAAGCTATAACATATTGTATAAAAAATGTCAACACCTAATTAGGAGAATGTATGACACCAGAAGACGAAAAGTACTATGAAACATATTTTGATTTATTCAACAGTGATGGTTGGGATCAACTTATAAAACAAGTACAACAAGATAGAGAAGATTTTAAGATAGAAAGTATTAAGGATGAAAGACACTTGTTTCAAATGCAAGGACAAATTTTTATTCTTGATACTTTGATAAATATGGAAGACACTATAAGGTCTACCTACGATGGATTGCTTGTTCAAGAAAGTTTGCACGAACATGACACGTAGACTATATGATTTTAAGTGTCCCCATAATCACATCACTGAACATTACATTGATTCTGAAGAGAAAGAAACAAAATGTTTAGACTGTGATGCTGTAGCAAAGCGGATAATTTCGCCTGTGACCTCTGTATTAGATGCTGTATCTGGGGATTTTCCTGGGGCAACTATGAAATGGGCTAGAGATCACAGCAAAGCCGCTAGAAAAACTAACCCTTAATCCACAATACTTTTTTAAGTACGGAGTTTATAATATAATGGCAACATTTTTAGAAGAACCAGAGGAATTTAACGAAGAGTCTTTGCAAGAAGATGAACAGCTAGAAACTTTTAATACCCTAGACCCTGAAAAGGATAGCCTAGGTGAAGAAGAAGAGGTTGATGGTAACGTAACTGAAGAGGAAGAACTACCTGAGAAGTATAGAGGCAAGAGTGTAACTGAAATTGTTCAGATGCATTCGGAAGCTGAAAAACTAGTGGGTAGACAAAGCTCTGAAGTTGGGGAACTGCGGAAACTTGTAGATGATTTTGTTAAAACAAACCTCAATAGTAACGCCCAAGGAGCGAAAGAACCCGAAGAAGAGATTGATTTTTTTGACAAACCTCAAGAGTCTATAAATAAAACTATCGCAGCTAATCCTGATATTCAGGAAATAAAACAGTTGAGACAAGAATTATTAAAACAGGAAGCTATAGGGAAACTTAATAGTGTCCATCCAGACTTCATGGCAACTGCTCAAAGTGAGCCTTTCCAAGACTGGGTTAAAGCCTCTAAGGTACGTACTGAACTATTAGTTAGAGCAGATTCTAAGTTTGACTTTGATGCCGCTGACGAACTCCTTACAAACTGGAAGGAAAAATTACAAGTGGCTTCACAAACAAAAGACATTGCAAGTAAGGATAGAGGACAACAGCGTAAAGCTGCTTCTACTGGATCAGCTAAAGGTACAGGTGAGTCAAGATCTAAGAAGATTTATAGACGCTCTGAAATTATGAACTTGATGCAAAATGATCCTAAACGATACCAACAATTAGCTGATGAATTATTAATAGCTTATGAAGAGGGTCGAGTTAGGGCTTAACTTAAAATTAAAAAGGTAGTATAAAACATGGCTTTAGGAACAGCACACGTAACCAACACGACTGCGGCAAAATTTATTCCAGAAATTTGGAGTGATGAGATTGTCTCAGCTTATAAAAACAACTTAGTTCTAGCGAACTTAATTAACACAATGCCAATGAAAGGTAAGAAGGGTGATACACTTCATATCCCTAAACCTACTCGCGGCTCTGCTTCTGTTAAAGCAGCACAAACTCAAGTAACATTGATTGCTGCTACTGAGACAGAAGTTCAAGTAACTGTTGACAAACATTACGAGTACTCTCGTATGATTGAAGACATTACAGATGTACAAGCTCTAGCTTCTATGCGTAAGTTCTACACAGATGATGCTGGTTATGCTTTAGCTAAACAAGTAGATACTGATCTCTTTGCTCTAGGTAAAAAACTAGGTAATGATAACGGTGCTGGTACTGACTACGTACACAGCAACAGCTTCTATGTTGATGCTGCTAATGGTCTTGCTGTTTATGCAGCAGATACTGTAGCTGCAACTGATACGTTTACTGATTTAGCTTTCCGTATGGCAGTTAAACAATTAGATGATGCTGATACTCCAATGGACGGACGTTTCATTGTTGTACCACCTTCAGTTCGTCAAACAATCATGGGTATTGATCGCTACACAAGTAGTGACTTTGTTGATGGTCGTGGTGTAATGAACGGTCAAATCGGTTCTTTATACGGTATTGATGTTTATGTATCTTCTAACTGTCCTGTAATTGAAACTGCTGCTGCTAATAGTGCTTCTGCTATTGACACAGTTGGTGCTATGATTGGTCATAAAGATGCTCTAGTTCTTGTTGAACAAATGGGTGTCCGTTCACAATCACAGTACAAACAAGAGTGGTTAGGTGACTTGTTCACTGCTGATACACTTTACGGTGTACAAGTATTACGTCCAGAGTCAGCTTTAAGTATAGCTGTCCCAGCGTAGTAGTAAAATTGTAAAGAAGGTTTGGGGGGTTCGCCCCCCTTATCTTTTATTTCTATTAAATAAAGGACATTGCTTTGAGTATATACAGAGGAATAGGAGGACCTGGGGATGCTAACAATAATGCATCAGTTAACCTTGTTTCAGGTTTAGCTCAAGCAACAGCAGCAGACAGAGCATTAGCTCAAACGTCAGAAGCTACGGCAGCAGCAAGAGCAGCGGAAGCTGTTATCTCGGCAGCGGCAGCAGTTGTTAGTGCTACAGCTTCAGCAGGTAGTGCTACTACATCAAGTAACAATTTAACAGCAGCATTAGCTGCACAGACAGCAGCAGAATTAGCACTAGATAGCTTTGATGATATCTGGTTAGGAGCTAAGTCTTCTAATCCTGCTTACGATAATGATGGGAATACTCTTGTAGCAGGTGCAGCGTATTTCAATACATCAACAAATAAATTATTGGTTTATAGTGGAGCAGCTTGGGTAATACTACAAGATGGTATTACTTCTTTATCTGGAGACACTAGTCCACAACTAGGCGGTAACTTAGATCTTAATAATAAAGTACTGGAGGGGGCATTAAACCTAACAGGTGCGTTAAACTTATCACGAATAACTGTTGCCTCTCATGCAACAACTTCCGACATCTGGACAGGTGCGGGCAATCAAATAAATTGGACAGGCACTGTAACTACTACAGCGTTCCCTAATGCTCCAAAGGCAGGTATAGAGAGAACACTAATGTGTGCAGGTGCGTGTAGTTTTACTGCGGGTACTTACTTATTAATTGATGGTGTTAATTCTGGTGATACTATTACTTGCGCAGCTAACGACCAGATAATTGTTAAAGCAATTAGCACAACTCACTACAGACTGTCTCGGATTAGATACGATGGTAAAGC